CATACGGAGTATCAATTGTAGTACTCAAGTGTGTAAACAAATGCTTTTTAAACTGGAAGTCAACCTGGAAAGTTCTGATATCTACAGAACCACTAGGCTGATAATACCAGGCCACATCCAAAGTATCACCACGTTTAACCGTTGCTAACTGTTGGAAGTGACCAATTGTTTGTGAGTAACCCAGACTTGAAATTAAAAGTAGGCAAGCAAGCAAAAGTTTTCTCATAGGAGTTTGTCAATTAGAGCCTGACAGGCTTTTTTTATAACGTTACTAACTGATTGCTGATTAGGTTTACCGTCTTCTGGAATAACTAAATTAGCCATCATCACCTCCGAAGAAGCTTCTTCTACTTTCTTACTTGTAACAAGCTTTCCGTTTTTATATAGGCTACCCTTTAGTCCCATTACTGTTGTGTTGTTCTGCTTTTTAAATACAGATACACCAGTATTAGTTTGAGTAATATCAAAAAAGTAGATCTCGGTCACTAGACTAAGTTCTCCTTCTTCTTTTTTTGGAAGTAAATCCAAACCTTTATCCTGTAGTACTTCAGCTAGAATGTTCTTAACACCAAAGCTCAAGTTTTTATTAGCAGTAAGTGGACCAGTAGGAATGTTGTTACGTACGCTATCAATGAAGATACTCTGTGAGTATGATGATACACACAGAATAGTAAACAGCATAATAAAAGAACCTCTAAGATTCATAATAATAGTTTTAGAGGTTGGTTTTTATCAGAAGTTATCTTCCTTGTCCACGGTACTTTGAGACTGGTTTGTCTTTGGGTCCTCTGGATTTGGCAGCTTTTCCTCCTTTTCTTTTGCCGAAGGTGACCTTTCTAGATTCCCCGGCTTTGGAGCCTTTGGCCTTAGCCATATCTTATAGTTTTTAGGTATTCCTTTTATAACTCTTCCTATCATACCAAAAGGCCATGATATTCTTTGAAGTGTTTGATACGGTCAGCAAGACCAATTGTACCACCGTTAACACGCTTAGTACATTTTGTTACTACTTCAGTAGTAGCACCTTGATCAGCTATGGCATTTAATCCATTCTTATTCCAGAACCATGCAGCAGAAGCCAAAGGATATTTAGTAGCTACTAAGTCTGGATTATCTACGATACTTTCTGGTACAGAAGCATCAAATGCAGTATAATTCTGCTTACCGGTAAGCTGGATAAACCCACGGCCACGAAACTTAAAGCCCTCACCGCTAGCCTCGGGACCATTACCCATACGTGAAGCGTATACTTTATTAGCAATCTTCTCAGGCTTACGAGCATAAGCGTTAGCTATAGCTTCTGTGGGGAAATACTTCTTAAAGATTCCCATCAGACCTTTAGCTGAATAGTTCAAGTTTTCCTGTGTAAGTCTAAATCCACCAGACTCATGTCCGCACTGAGCCAAAAAGTGAGCAAGACGTAATGGAGTATTTACTCCAAACTTCTGCATTACTTCCGGGATCTGTCCAATAACAGAGTCAGGTACATGACCTTTAAGACGTGATAAATCCATAGAATAGTAATTATAAGTTAGCCTTCTTAGGCTTAGGATGATAGTACTTTTTCTTTTTCTTTTCAGGAGCAGCCGGAGCAGGCATAACTTTCTCCTTTACTTCTTCAACCTGCTTTACTACTTTCTTTTTAAACAGATTAAGAAGTTTTTGAATCAATAGTTTCATAGTTATCGTTTTTTAGATCCGATCTTCCAGTAACTCTGGAAGCCGTACGTTACATTACCGTTAATATCAGATCCAGCTTTAACGCCCATAATCTGATCACGTTTTGTTTTTAGAAGCAGACCTAACTCAGCACTAGCTGGGGCAAAGGTTCTTTCAACATTTACACCTGCTCCTACATAAAGCTGGTTACGCTTTGGAGGATACTTAGTTATGGTGATCTGTTCTGTTATGGTAGGAATCTTATACTTATAGTTATAAGATCTATTTAAAAGCTTGTTTAGCTGAGTTGTATCAGCAATGGCTATATAGCCTAAGGTATCAAGCTTAAGAGTATCTGCGTATACATTCTTTACAGTATGTTCTTTTACCAGCATTTCAAACTGGATCTTAAGACGCTCATAGTTTGTATCTGGCAAGTACTGCTGGATAACTACAGGATCATGAATTACTTCCTTTACAGTCATCTGCTTTATAATAGTACTATCATGCTCCTGCCATACAGTGTCACGTACTATAAGAGTATCAGCAAGAGGCTTATCAAACAATCCAAATCCGTTATTGCATCCAAGTCTAGATAGTACAATTAAACCTACAACTGCTATTACAGCTATTGCTATTTTATTAAGCTTCATCTTCTTTCTTTTTCTTGTGACTAAATTTGTCAATACTGTCTGCTCCTATACCTACACAGGTCATGATCAGTACAGCGTCTACAAGAGCGTCAGAAGGTTTAATGTCCCCGTGAGTAAAAGAATTAGCTGTAAGAGTCACACAGAGAAACAGGGCTCCCATAAAACCAACAACTGGTTTGATGGAAGTAGAGCCACGCTCATCTTTAAAAAGATCTAAGATCCATTGCTTAAAAGTCATATGATAAGGTTTTATACTTACTCTTCTTGTCATTACTAGGTAAAACAGCGTACATCTCATTGATTAATAACCTTTTAGGTTCTTCGTCCTGAGGAGTATTGCTAGCTTGTTTACCGTATACTTGGCGTTCTAGGTTATCAATTCTGGTCTTGTCTATATTAGACTGAGCCATAAGAGCCTTTACATCAGCCTTAATCTCATTAACGTCATTCCATATTAGAAGACTAACGATAGATACCAGACTGGGAAACACCCAGATTTTGAATGCTGCTATAGCTGGATTTTCTTTTGTCATTGTTAGCTAGCCTTTACAAGTTTGAACTCATAAACATCCCCAGCTGGCTTTTTTAAGCTGATAATCAAAGAGTTAGGGATTATGTTTCCTTTCTTGTCCTTACGTACAAAGTATCTTAGATCACCAGGGTGAGCTACCGCTACTTCACCAGCACCAGGAGTAACATCTTGTGCAGGGATCTCAAGCAGATTAGCAGGAACCTTGGCTCCACTCATCATTGTACCGGGAATAGGCCAGCCCAGAGCATCTTTCTGAGCATAAAATTTCTTAGCCATTGTATTAAAGATTTATAAACCTAGAATATGTAGAGACTAGATAAACTCTACAATATAATATACGAAATTTTGAACAACTAACCTATATTTGTAGACCAAATCCCTAAAACTATATGGACAGTAAGACTTACGCCATCCAACTGGAAAAGAAACTAATAGAACAGTTTAAAGAAAGTTTCTTTGAAAAGGTTGGATACTACCCAACTGTAATTACAAGAATCCAAACAGACCTTGAACAGTACATACCTATGATGAGTCTAGAAACTCTTCAGGGTTTCTTTGAACCTTTCCTCCCCACCCGTTATGATAGACGTCTAAGACTGCAAAGCAAAGACAGATACAGAGAACTGGTAGAGTTAAGAAATATCTACTGTTTCCTAGCTAGACAGTTGAATTACAGCCTTGTAAATATAGGTGCAAGTCTCGGTAAAAGAGACCACACCACGGTAATACACAGTATAACCTGCTTTAAAAACTTGCTTGAAACTGATGAAGGTTTCCGCCAGAAGTACATCACAATCCTTAATCATATAAAAAAACAGTATGAGTCATCAGTTATGGACAGTCCTGATCAAGTACAACGTGAGCCCGAACCAGCTGTACTTTCTTGATTGCTGTCGTCACAAAATCCAACCTACCCAGCTTATAGACCAGGAAGCTGAGAAACAAGTTGCTCTTACAAGAGGACATTTAGACAAAGATGGAAAGCTAACCGCTGGTGCATCTTTTATCTTAGATGAGTTTGAAACTTTGCTTGTAAAAACCAAGAAGAAGGTAGCCTCTGACATATTGGGTACCAACTTCTTAGACCGTATTAAAGAATACAGAAATCTATTCCCTGCAGTTAAGCTCCCCAGTGGAGAGCTGGCTAGACAGTCTGTTCAGGAACTCAGAGACAAGTTTGTATGGTTCTTTAAAACCTACCCAAACTATGACTGGGATCTAGTGCTTGACGCTACAGATTATTATCTGTTTACCAAACAGAAAGAAGGGTTTATGTATACAGTAACCAGTTCTTATTTTATCCAGAAGACCGACCCTCGTACTAAAATTATTAGGTCAGCTCTTGCTGATCATTGCGAGATGATACTAGACAATCCTGAGATTTTAAAAAATGCCTAAAAAGTTGTAGATTATTATGTAGAGATTTTTGGTTATCTACAAAAAGATCTATAAATTTACAGTCCAACACAAAATTCAACCCACATGGAAACACAAGAACTTACACAAGAGTTACGTGAACTCTTTGACAAATTACCTTCGGCTTATCCTTCTAAGCTAGTCGAAGAAGAGCTTAAATGCATTAGCTATTCTCTGTTAGAATCTCTCGTAAGTAAGATGATGGCAAAAGCTTATTACCATGGTAAACATGAGGCCTTAGACTCATTAGAAGCTATGGTAAATGAAACTTTTGCTAACCACTAATCTTACTTACATATCATGAACACTAAGCCAAACAAATTTGGACGCAAGAGCTATATTGATGTTCTTAAAAAAGGTCTTGCTTATATAGAGAAGAGAAGAAACGGAGATATAAAATCCCTACGTACTCCCTGGCCTGGATTTAATGCTGCCGGTATCGGTGGTCTTGAATGGGGCTCCATGCTTACCATCGGTGCAAGACCCGGTGCAGGTAAGACTATGCTCGTTTCTCAGATCTTAAGAGAGTCACACAGACTTAATCCAGATCAGAAGTTTAACATTCTAGAATTTCAGTTTGAGATGGGTGATGATCAGTATGCAGCCCGCCAGTTTGCTGGTGAGGTAGCACTGGATTATGGCGTTATCTTAAGTAAAGACAGAAGGCTAGATGACTTCATAGTAGAAAGACTTAATCAGTACGTAGAAGAATGTGAACATCTTTTATCTAAGGGTATTATACGTGAGATGATATCTCAATCAGTTACCCACACAGAAATGGAAGAAGCCATCAAAGAATTCTATATAGACGGTGGCAGAAAACCAGTTATTGTTACTATAGATCACAGCTGGCTTATTAAGAAGAGTGCATCAGACAAAGATAAGTTTGACGTTTTATACAACACCACTGAGATGTTAATGAAACTAAAGAACCAAATCCCTGTCACTATTCTTATGGTAACACAGCTTAATAGATCTATTGATGAAGCTGCCCGAAAGACACCGGGCTCAATTGCTAACTATCCAACATCTTCAGACATTTTTGGCGGTGACGCTCTTATGCAGGGCTCTGATATGGTTGTAGTATTATCTAGACCATTCAAAGCTGATATACGTTCCTATGGTCCGTATGCATATGAGGTTGCTGATGATGACGTCTTCATGCATCTTCTTAAAGTCCGTAACGCAGATGATAAGAAAAAGAACATAGTGTTCTTAAAGATGGAAGGTGTCAGTCAAAGAATGATTGAAGTACCAGAATTTAAAGCTGACCGTCCTGATGGAGCATATACACCATACTCTCAAAGAACGGGAGGCAGAACTAGTAGAAATGTTTCTGCACCTATTGGTAATGAACTTTAAATCATAATAACATGTTTAACACAGCACAACAATTCACACCCACAGATGAAGTAAAAGAAATCAAGAAACAAAAGCTTGAAGAGATCCGTGACTATCATCAGTCACTAATCAGTAACCTTGGTATACCTAGAACAGACTTCAATATGAAGATGCCGTTCTATGATAAGCAAGCACGCTATGTTGTAGGAATCTTTGCTTCAGAGTTTAGAAAAGAAAAAGGGTTCTACTTTGAACTCATCACTAGAGATCTAGAACCTGCAGATCCTAACCGTACAGTGTACCGTATTCCTTTTAATAATTCTTTTGAAGAAGAGTACGAACTAAACGAGAAAGGTTCTTACTTGGTTCCTCTTGAAGAGCTAAGAGCTATTGACGCACAAAGTGTAGCTGTCAGTGGTACATCTGCTCTTTTAGAAAAACCAAAGCAGGCTCCTAAGCCAACAGCTGCTTACAAAGCTCCGGCACCAATGGAAGATGCTCCTTATGCAGAAATGACTATCAGGGACTTCTACGCTATCCATACTGGTAAACCTGTAAGTACTAAGAACTGGCTTAACGAACTTATAAAATCAACAAAGTAATATGGCACAAGGCATCCTAATCATCGCAGAAAGTGGTGCAGGTAAGTCAACATCTATTGAAAACCTGGACCCAAAAGAAACATTCATTATTAACGTAGCCAACAAGCCGCTACCATTTAAAGGTTGGAAGAAGAAGTATGTCCTTTGGAGTAAAGATAACCCAACAGGTAATCTCTACACAGGATCTACTGCCCAACAAATTGAAGCATGCCTTGGTTACATTAACTCTAAACGTCCTGAGATAAAGACAGTTGTTATTGATGACTTTCAGTACATGTCTAGCTTTGAATTCTTTGACCGTAGTGACGAGAAAGGTTATGAGAAGTTCACTCAGATTGGTGCAAACCTAGCACGTATTGCTCGTATGCCCAAAGACCTAAGAGATGATCTGACTGTATTCTTTCTAACTCATGCAGAAGAGTCAACAGACTTAGAAGGTAAGCGTAAGTTTAAAGCCAAGACTATTGGTCGTATGGTAGACGAGAAGCTTAGCTTAGAAGGTTTGTTCTCTATTGTACTATTTGGTAAAGTCAAGAAGGACAAAGATGGTAACATCCGTTTTGTTTTTGAAACCAAGAACAATGGTGAGAATACCTGTAAAAGTCCAAAGGGTATGTTTCAAGACTTTGAAATACCTAATGATCTAGCTCTTGTTAAAGAGTCTATTTATTCTTATGAAAACTAATTTCCTCATTTAATAACTTCAAAAACACAGCGTATGTTTAGTACAGACGGACAGGAAGTAAAGCAAGGTGGCGGTACTTCCAAGTCATTTCAGCCAGGTGTAGCTTATGCACACATTATCAGTGGTCAGTTGAGAACTTCTAACAAAGGAGACAAGAAAGTATTGGAACTCTATCTAGAGGGACCAGCTCTTGAGAACTTTGAAGGTTGGCCAATTGACAGAGAAAACCCAGAAGGTCCTAAGTTTAAAGGTCAAACAGCTCGTGTTGCTGCCACATCTTGGACAGATGAGTTCAATAATACAAACGTCTCTCGTAATGAGATTATGTATAAGCTGACCATCATTGCAACAGAACTTGGACTTAAGCACGAACTTGATGCTATCAAAGCTAACTCTATTGAAGAGTGGGTTAAGCAAGCATTGGATCTTGTAAAGAACGGAGATATATATTGGTTCTTGAAAGGTACAGAAGAAGAGTACAACGGTAAGACTATTATCAAATTGTCTTTACCTAAGTATAAGTTCTGTAACGTTGACGAGCAAAAACTTGACAAGTTTGATAAGAATAATAAGTGGCACTACAAAGCTTTACAGACTAAACCTGTAAATAGTTTTGAACCTGCTAACGATGAGTTCTCAATGTAAAATTTTGACTTTTGCATAGATACGGGGGGTGTCTCTACACTCCCCTCTTTTTATTTTAATACAGACACAGTATGTTTAAGACAAAGAACTTAGTACATGACGTCAAAGATGTACCGGTGTCCTGGATCTTCGAGCACTTTTGCAAGCTCAAAGAGAAGCTCAATGGACATGATGTAAAGATCAAGAGTATGTTTAATCCTAAAGAACGTACTCCCAGCATGTGCATCTATCTTAGTAAAGATAAAGTATACAGATACAAAGATTTTTCTTCTGGCAGAGGTGGCTCAGCTGTAGATATGGTTAAAGATCTTCATTCTTTGACCTATTATAAAGCAAGCCAGCTTATTGTAGAGAAGTATAATGACTTTGTGCTGCATAATAACGGTGGCTATGACCTGCAAGAATTCAAGCAGGCAAGCAAGTATAAAGTTACATCATCTACACCTAGACAGTGGACTACACAGGACCAGTATTTCTGGACCCAGTTTAATATCGGGACTAAGTTATTAACTGAACACAATGTAGTTCCTCTAGAGTATTACTGTATGGAAAAAGATGATAAGGAACTCAGAATA